TCCTCATAAGCAAAAGTGGTTATACTACCATTTGTTTCATTGTAATTCATTCTATGAAACGGTAGGGAATACTCGTACACCACCAACCTGTACTCTTTCTTATTTATCCTGTTGTCTTTAAGTTGTTTTTACAACACATCTAAAAATGGGCGTTTTAAATCGTCAAAGGTGTAACATTTCCGAGCCGTTCCAGCCTTTCTACGCGTTGTTCTCCGTCTTCTCAGCTGGCCCTGCATCGGCGTCCACATCCGCCCCAGAGGAGGTCGCCGCCGCGTTGTTGGCCCGGGCCAACACCTCTTTCATGTGCGCCTCTTGTTCCTTCGGGTCGGCCACCTCGCGGTCGTCGAAATTCATCGTATTGACCCCCACCAGGTTGCCCTGATCGTCAATCGTCTGCGTCAGCTTGTTGCCGCTCTTGCGCGCCTTCTCGATGTTGTCCTCGATAGCCTTGCGCTTGGCCGCCTTGATCCGCTCGTCAAACTCTTGCTTGGCCTTGGCCTCGTTCTTGATCTTCTCCTCGTGCAAACGGTTGAGCTCCGGCTCGAGGAATTCGACCTTGCCCGTCTTGTAAGCATTGGGTTCAAACGGCATCCAGATACCGACCTGGCCGAGGTAAATGTCGTGCGACGGGTCGCGCTCGCGCAGCTTCTTGCAGTTGCGCTCGGCCTCCTCTTGCGTGGAAAACGACCCGCGCACCTTGATGCCGCGCACGCTGGTCTGGAAGTCGTTCTCGCGGTTGAACTGCAGGTTCAGCCGGTCCTCGTTCTTGTCCAAAAAGTTCTTGTAATCGTCCTCGACCGGCGCGGCGGCCTCCTTTAGGCGCGCCTCCTCCTCCTGAACGAAATCCTTGAAATCGGCGAGGACGTTTTCGGCATTCAAACTGTACTTGAACGCCACGAAATTCAGAAACTCGCTAAATTTTTCCATCGACTTATTCATGTCCCACTGACGCACAAACTGGTGGAACAGAAACGTTTCCCGCTTCTTCAACACGGTTTCCGGCGAAATGAACGACAAACACACAAACTTCTGGCCGGCGATCGGGGGATCCTCGTCGCACAGGTCGACATAGTTGGGGTTGGGACGGCCGTCTGGCAAGGTCCGGCGTTGCACCGTACTGTTGGTGGCCGAAGCCGAAGTCGAAGTCTGGGTGGACATATTTAGGCGATGCGATACGATGCGATGCAAGCGGCGGGGGGGGGAGGGTACTATTCAGAGGAACCTGTATGTGAATCCATCGTTCGATCTTTTTATGTGGGTATGGTATACCTTTTTTCTACCTACCATGTACGGTTTTGACCTCCAAGAATTCATTAAGCGCATCCTGAAGTACCTGGTGATGGGTATTGCCATCGCTTTCGTGGCCTACGTGATCCCCAAGAAGTCGTTGGACTTGGAGGAGATCATGGTCGTCTCGATCAGCGCGGCGGCCATCTTCGCCATCTGCGACGTCTTCCTGCCGTCGATTGCCAGCAGCGTGCGCCAGGGCGCCGGTCTGGGCATCGGTGCCGGCCTGGTGGGCGGCATCCCCTTCCGCCCCATGTAATCACCCACTACCCACGGTTTGTATATGAAACTGAAACTGTAAAAAGTACAAATCAAACGACGGTCTAAACCGGTCGTCGTTTGATTCTCATGGATTTAGATGTCCAAGGAAATCGTGTTGCGCTCCGAAGTCTTCTTGCGGCGCGTGCGCTTCGGCAGTGTCGCATTTTGCAGGTCTTGCAACGACGTGGCACTGATCATCGACTCGTTTTCGTCGTACGCCATCGAGGGCGGCATCGACATTTCCATCTGCACCTGTTGCTGCACGGCCGCGGGCATCGGCGGCAACATGTCTGACCCCATGTTCAGGTTGATGTTTTGGGATTGCATTTGCGGCTGCGCCTGCGTCGGCATCGACACTTCGCGCGTCTTCAGGCCGGCCAACAGGTTCTGAATGTCCGGATTCTGCGGTCCCCGCATTTCCGGACGCGCCGAACGTTCTTGTGCCGGCGTCTGCAAGTCCACCCCTTGTTCACGGAACATCGGCCGGCTCTGCGCCTGCGCTAAATCGGGGCGCGTAAACTGCATCGACGGACGGCTTCCGCCAGGCGTCGAACCGGCCATCGGTTTGGTCTGTACCGGCGCTGGCGGCGGCCCGAAGGACGTGTTGGGCTTCGGGTCTCCGCCGCCTCCGCCTCCGCCCCCGTTGACAATGTTGTTGGCAAAGGCAAACCCGGGGCTGCTCTGACTCATCGACTGCACCGTCGCATTGGTAAACATCTTCATCAGCTCCGGGCTCTGCTTGATGACGTCTTGGAACCCGGGCGTCGACGTGGACAGCGCCTTGTTGGTGAAATTCACCATCGTCGCCGAAAACCCGATGCGCAGGAGAAGCGACAGTTCCGGCGACATTTTGCCGCCCTTGTACTTTTGGTACAGTTCCCCAAAGATTTCGTCGTAAGACTCCAAGTCTTCGCTCACCTGCTCGCCCCACCCGTCCAAGTTGAGGTCAAACGGGTTGAACACGGCGTTGGCGTACTCGACGGAATTGACAAAGGTCATGAACCACCAGCCTTGCAACTTGATGCTGTCCTTCTTGCGCTTGTCCTCCAACGCCGTCTCGTACTCGTCCTCGATCTCCTCAAACGACGAATCCAAGGTGAAATGGTGCATGTCCTTGATCACCCCCTTTTCGTACCAGTCTTCGAGTTTCTTCAGCATCATGCGCTTGTACCGCCGGCGTTCGCGGTCGTTCATGCGTGCCCCGGCGCTGACACTGCCCGAGCCCGAGCCTGAGCCCAACCCGGAGCCGACGGCGGACGACGAAGATTCCGGCGGAACCTCGTTGATTTTCGTAAACCCGTCGTAGGTGCGTGCGTGCCCCCCGCCCCCCCCGCCAGACACATGGGCGGTCGCTTCGCCTAAATACGAATCCGTCTCAAATTGCACCGTATTCGCGGCGCCATGAGTATTACCAATTCCGCTGCCCGTCTTGTCTGTCCCGCTTCCTCCCCAGTTGAACATACTCGATGCAAACCCGGACAGTGAGCTGGATTTCCCGTCACTACCACTACCCCCACCCCCACCTGCCTCGGCCGCTGCACTTTGACTAAACTCCTCCTCCATGCGGTCCAAATCGTCCATGTCCATCGATGTGCCGTATTTGGATGCGGATTTGACCTTGTCATTCATCAATAGCTCAATGCCCGGCCCGAACGAGGATGACCCTCCACCTCCACCGCCGATGTTGATGGAAATCGGCTCGAGATCGTTCAAACTCATAGATTCCATGCCGCTGAAATCGTTATATCTGTATAGCTGGGCACTTTTTATATGTGTACAACGCACATACCTACAAAAATTGAACAAACCACCTACCCCTGTCTCAATTGTAAAAGTAAAACGGTATAAAGAATTGTCGACGGTCTACATAGAAGTTAATCGTACAAAAAGCCAATGGAACACGTCATCCAGGTTCGTGTGCGACGACGCCGTACGGCCGTTCCGTTGCCAAGTCCCGATGTCGAACCCGACCCTGTTCCTGATCCTGTTCCGGTCACATTGGACAACACGGTCCCTGTCAAGTCGTGGAAGAAAACGTACGAGAGCACGTGTTTGTCCTCCAACGGACGTGCGACGGAAGACCATCCCCCTCGCAAGATGACCAAAAAGAATAAGCGTGTGATGAGTTTGGCCGAAAAACAGCGATTGTGGGACATTTTCAACACCGACACGAGCGGTGACGTACTCAGCAGTCCGTTGGAAGAATCCGGTAGCCCCCAATTGCTGCGCTGTGCCGACGTCCCTTCTTCGCCGACTTCCGCCCCTTCCGCCCCCCCCGCACTTCACGTATGTGAACAATGCCAGTCGGTCCTCGTGATCATGGATGACGGGTTCCCCACGTGCCCGAGCCCCCACTGCGGGATCATGTATAAGAATGTCCTGGATCACTCCCCCGAATGGCGGTTCTTTGCGGGCGGCGACAAACATGCGATTGATCCTACCCGCTGCGGGGGGCCGATCAACCCTTTGTTGGTCGAATCGTCGTTTGGGTGCAAGATACTGTGTGACAGCCGGTCTTCCTATGAAATGAAGAAACTGAAAAAATGGACCGAGTGGCAATCGTGCCCCCATCGCGAGAAATCGCTGTACGAGGAATTCCAGTTTATCACCACGATGGCTCAGAACGCCGGCATCCCGCGTATCTTCATCGACAGCGCCATGACCATCCACAAAGACATTTCGGAACAGAAGATGTTTCGCGGTATGAACCGCGACGGCATCAAAGCCGCGTCGATCTACTTATCGTGCCGCTTGAACGGCTGCCCGCGCACCGCCCACGAGATCGCCGCCATTTTCCATCTCGACCGCCAAAGCGCCACTTACGGGTGTTCGACGGCCGTCAAGCTCCTCAACAACATTGAACGCAACATGGACCCGGAGAACAAAATGGCGCTGGTCATGACCCGACCGAGTGCGTTCATCGAACGTTTCTGCAGCCATCTACACGTGTCTTCGGAACTGGCCATGCTCTCCAAGTTCATTGCCAACAAGCTGGAACAAAACGTCATGGTGTGCGACGACAACACCCCCCAGTCGTCGGCGGCGGGCATCATCTATTTCGTGTCCCATACGTTTGGTTTAGGGATCACCAAAATGCGCATCAAAGACGTGTGCGGAGTGAGCGAAGTGACCATCAACAAATGCTACCGCAAGTTGTCGGCGATGAAGACTGACCTCATTCCCAAGTGCCTCGTGGAAAAATACCGGTTGTCAACGTTCTAACCAACCCCAAAATCAGGCCGTTCCGTTCCAGCCTCCAAACCAAAATGCATGGTATATGACTATGGACTATGCATTTTTTTCGCGCGAACAACCACTTAGAAAATTGATCCCAGTGGACATTTAGTAGTAGTGGTGTCGTCATCATCAACCTCAACCTCAATCGTTCGCTTCAGATATGAACGCAATGGCAATGACCGAGGAAGTCAAGAGCAAGCCTGCATCTACTACCGCGGTCAAAGTTCGCAAGTCGCGCGCGAAACCGACCGCAGGGGCAATCTCGACCCAGCCGGAGTCGGATTTAGTGAAAGAGCACGCGGCGAAGGAGGCGGACAAAGAGGTGGCTAAAGAAGTAGTCAAAGAACTTGCTAAAGAGGTGGCGAAAGAAGTGGCCAACGCGGACGAGTCGCGCGGGGTTCTGTCCCATTTAGGCGACTACATTGACGAGCCCTATACCGTCATCGAATCCTATTTCCGCGGTCAGCACTTGGAACGGCTCGTGCGGCACCAAATCGAGTCTTACAACCATTTCATTCAGTACCAGGCGCAGCGTACCATCCAAATGTTCAACCCTGTCCTCATTCACTCCGAAAATGACTATGTGTCTCAATACGACAAATATTTGCTGGAAATCTCCGTGTCTTTCCATAATTTCAAGCTCCACCCCCCCCAGATTCACGAGAACAACGGTGCAACCAAAACCATGTTTCCGCAGGAGGCCAAGTTGCGCAACTTTACTTACGCGTCGGCCATGACCATTGACATTCACATCGACTACATCATTCGCAACACGGAAAACATGGATTCCCCGCGCATCATCTCGAAAATCTTGCCGAAGATCAACATTGGCAAGATGCCGATCATGCTCAAGTCGGCCATTTGCGTCCTCACCCAGAATCAGGCGGTCGACGCGCCTGTGCTGGGCGAGTGTGCGATGGACTGCGGCGGCTATTTCATCATCAAAGGGTCGGAGAAGACGGTGCTGGGCCAAGAACGGGCGGCCGAGAACCGTGTGTATTGCTACTACGGCAAGAACACGACCAAGTGGAGCTGGTACGCAGAAATCAAGTCCATCCCCGATTTCAAGTGTATTTCGCCTAAACAGATTGAGATGATGATTTCCAGCCGCAACAACGGCGTCGGCCACCCCATCTATGTCCAGATACCGCGTATTCGCCAGCCGATTGAGCTGTTTGCAGTGTTCCGGGCACTGGGCATCCTCACCGACCGGGCCATTTGCGAGTATATTTTGCAAGACGTCGACGACCCCGCCAACCGCGAACTCTTGGAGGCCCTGCAGGCCTCGGTCATTGATGCCAACAAATACGCCACCCAGGAAACGGCGCTCCGGCATATTACCACCTACGCGGCCTACACCCCGGCCATCCACGTCGACAAGGAGCGCGGCGGCAAGCGCAAACAGGAATTCACGATGGAGGTGCTGACCAACGACCTCTTTCCTCACTGCCGCACGCCGACACAGCGGCTCTACATGCTCGGTCACATGTGCCGCAAACTTCTCCAGACGTCCTTGGGGTGGCTGCCCCCCAACGATCGCGATTCGTATTTGAATAAACGCATCGAACTGACGGGCACGCTCCTCAACAATCTCTTTCGCAACTATTTCAACAAGATGGTCAAAGAAATGCAAAAACAGGTGGTGCGCGAAATCAACAACGGGTCGTGGCGGTCCACCGACAACTACGACGTCATCCTCAATATGACCAATATTTACAAAATCATCAAATCGACCACGATCGAAAACGGCATCAACCGCGCCCTCTCCACCGGCGACTTTAGCATCAAAGAATCCAGCAGCAGCAAGGTCGGCGTGGCCCAGGTCCTGAGCCGTCTGACCTACTTGTCGAGCCTGAGCCATCTGCGGCGCATCAATACGCCGCTCGAGAAAAGCGGCGAGCTGATCGCGCCCCGTAAATTGCACAACACGACGTTTGGGTATTTGTGCTGCTTGACCGGTGACGCGGAAATCTTGTTGGGAAACCGCACGGATCTGAAGCAGATTCAGGACATTCGGGACGGCGACCTGGTCAATACCGTCCATCGGAAAACGTTGCAAGATCAGTCTTCCACCATGCACAACTATTTTAGCAAAATGCCCGACCGGCTCTTTGAAATCACCACCGTCAGCGGACGTACCCTCAAGGCCACCGACGACCACCCGTTTCTCGTCAACGTCGGTGACGACCGCCGCGGTCGCTACGAAATGATGAAGCTCTGCGATTTGCGCGAGGGTGACCGGGTCGTCGTTCGTCATACGGTGAAAATGATTCCCGACCAACATACCACCGTCTTGATCGTCCCTGAACAGATCGTATTGGAATGTTACCGTGAAGAATTGCGCGAATTGGACTTGTTGAATCGACCCCTACCTCTAAACCAGGTGAAAGCGGTGGCCCGACTCTTGGGGGCGAACGTGGATACTTCCGTCGTGGACCACTTGTACAACTATGACGACGTGCATCAAATGGCACAAGACATTGGCAAGTTGAACTTTAGAACGCGTGTTCATGCGTTGGAGTCGACGTCGACGTGGTGTATCACCATCCGGGCCACCCAAGCGACAATCGATTTCGACCTTGACATTGCACGGGACGAAGGCGCGTTCGCACACTTTATGCAACTCGTGGGCATGAAAGACATTAAGGAGAACCGGTCATTGCCGGAATGGCTTCTTCGGGCCGAACCGTCGGTGAAACGCGAGTTCCTCTCGGCATGCCCGCGGGTACACTGTGTCAGCATGGTGAAAGTGGCGGGCGTACCGGATCTGATGAAGTATATGAATCAGATTGCGGACATGTTGAATGAACTCGGTATCGAGTGTGACGGTGAGGTGTCTCAGGATACGGCCGGCCGTGACGAATGGCGGGCGGTCGCCATATACCTGAAGGACGAACCGGCCAACTGGATAAGGTTTTACGATACAGTTGGTCATACCTATTGTGAAGAAAGGCGATGTAGCGTCGCCCAGTACATTGAAGCCGCCAAGATTCGTGACTTTAGTGGTTCAACGTACGACGACGACCACGCCGACCACGCCGACCTCACATTGAGAGTGGATAACGGGTGTGTCGCCGTGCCCATCGCGTCCATCCGCGAGATCGCCCCCGAACCCGTGTACGACTTCACCACCGACAGCGACAATCACTCGTTCGTGGCGTCGTCCTTCGTGGTCAGCAATTGCGCCGAGTCCCCCGAGGGGCAGTCGATTGGCGTGGTCAAGAACATTAGCTATTTGACCCACATCACGGTGCCCACGCACAGCACCTCCCTCTACGAATACGTGACTCCGCACATCCTGACGGTCGAGGCGTGCCACGATTGCCCGTCGCGGCTGCACGGCAAGGTGCGCGTGTTCATCAACGGCGCCTGGGTAGGCGTGACCGACACGCCCCAAGAACTATACCACGATCTCAAAGACAAAAAGTACCAAGGCATCATTCAAATCTACACGTCGATCGTGTTTGATTACCGCAACATGGAGATTCGTATTTGCAACGACGGCGGACGCATGACCCGCCCCGTCCTCAAGGTCCGCGACAACCGGGTTCTCCTCACTCGCGACGTACTCGACCGTCTCGAACGCCATGAACTCGGCTGGAACGATCTCCTGGTCTCCACTGTGCTTCCCGATAGCGTGCTGGAATACATCGATCCGGAGGAACAGAATTACGCGATGATTGCGATGAAATCCAAGCAGGGCTACCTGCACCCGGCCGGCGCGTCGGTCCAATACACGCATTGCGAGATTCACCCCAGCACCATCTTCGGGGTCCTGGCGTCGTGCATCCCGTTTCCGGAACACAACCAGTCGCCGCGCAACACGTACCAATCGTGCATGGGCAAGCAGGCCATCGGCATCTACGCCCTCAATTTCGACCAGCGCATGGATAAGACCGCCTACGTCCTCAACTACCCGTCGCGTCCCCTGGTCGATACGCGGCTCATGAACTACCTGGAACTCAACCGCATCCCGTCGGGGCATCAGGTCATCGTCGCCATTGCCAGCATCACCAGTTACAATCAGGAAGACAGTATCTTGATGAACCAGGGATCCGTCGACCGCGGCCTCTTCGCCACCACGATTTATCATACCGAAAAAGACGAGGACAAGAACATTATTCGCGACGAGATTATCCGGTGCCGCCCGGACCCGCAAAAGACCCGGGGCATCAAGTACGGCAACTACAGCAAGCTCAATGCTCAGGGGTTCATGCCCGAGAATACGTATGTGGAAAACCGCGACGTCATCGTCGCCAAGATTGTCCCCATCAAGGAGAATCGCAACGATCCGACCAAGACGATTAAATACGAGGACCAGAGCAAGACGTACCGTACCACCGAGGAATCCTATATTGATCAGAACTACACGGGGCGCAACGGGGACGGCTACAATTTCGCTAAAGTCCGGGTACGCACGTTCCGCAAACCGGTCATCGGCGACAAGTTTGCCAGTCGCAGTGCCCAAAAGGGGACGTGCGGCCTCATCATCCCCGAAGCCGATATGCCGTTTACCAAAGACGGGTTGCGGCCAGACATCATTCTGAATCCACACGCCATTCCGTCGCGCATGACGATTGCGCAACTCAAAGAAACGTTGCTCGGCAAGGTCTTGATCCAACTCGGCATGTTTGGTGACGCCACCAGTTTCGGAAACAATCTTTCCGTCGACGCCATCATCCGCGAACTGCAGCGGGTGGGCTACGAGAGTTACGGCAACGAGGTCATGTACGACGGCATGTCCGGCAAACAGCTGGAGACCAGCATCTTCATTGGACCGGTGTTTTACCAACGGCTCAAACACATGGTCAACGACAAGCAACACAGCCGCGCCATCGGACCGATGGTGAACCTGACCCGGCAGCCGGCCGAGGGACGGTCCCGCGACGGCGGCTTCCGCATCGGCGAAATGGAACGCGACGTCATGATTGCGCACGGCATGTCGCGGTTCTGCCGTGAACGTTTGTACGACGTTTCTGACAAGTACACGACGCACGTGTGCAACCGGTGTGGACTGATGGCCGCTTACAACGACCCGAGCATGCGGCGCGTTCATCCTACCCACGCCGGTTCCCGGTCCAAGAACGACATGAGCGTGCATCTATGCCGGACGTGCGGCAACACCACCGACTTTTCCCGCGTCGAAATTCCGTACGCCTACAAGTTGCTTAGCCAAGAGCTCATGACGATGAACATTTGCCCGCGCATCTTGACCGAGTAAAACATCCACATCAACATCAACATCCAACATATAACACATGTATTTGACACGACACGCCATAGAATCTCATCTGATCCGAACCCTTTTTTTGTGAAAATACAGTATACCTATTTCTAATCACAATCACTACTACCAAAATGAGCGCCGACAAAGTGAGCGTGAACATTCCCATCACGAACACGATTACTTACACCGTCACGTCGTACCAGGTGGATAGCTCGATCACCGTGACGCTCAACCAGATGGCCACGGTGCACGTTCTCTTCTACACCGACAGCAACGTCACCTATAGCCGTACGGTGAATTTGACGGGCGCCGATTACGATGCGTGGGGGGTGGACGATACGTACATTTACACGTATGTTGCCAACAATATCATGGCCATTTTCAATAGTGGCAACGATCCCACGGCCCCGACCGCCTAAATGTTTTGGTAATGTGTAATGTGTGATCCATAGAAACCATAGAATGAACCCCACCTATGGTTTCTATCAATGACTATCAATGATACTAAAAAGCCTTAAATTTACAGCTCACGGACAAAGACGTGGTATCCCCGGTCAGTGTATTGTCGGTAGTCGCACGGATGCGCGTCTTCGCCACACAGCAATACCACTTCCGACGGTGCGTACGCTGCGTTGACTTCGTTCCAATACGGCATACCGCGGTGGTAGCTGCCGTAGACGATCAAATCGTAGCGGCGGTGTCGAATGTCGTCCGCCACCGTCGCGTCGTAGGCGTCACGGTGCAACGCCGGGTCCAGGATTCGGGAGTACGACATGCCCTTTCCCCACAATTCGGTCAAGCGTTCTTTAGGAAAATCGGTATACAGATGCGGCACGCGTGGATAGTCGTGACATTCCGACCCCAGGAGCTCTTTCAACCCCGTCAACACCGTGCAGCGCAAATAGTCGGACCAGATGGACCCCGACAGAACCAGGACACGCCGAACGTCCCGACCACCACCCACAGCGCAGCAATTGGGATCACCGGCATCGCCGGTGATCAATGACGGACGAGCTTCGCCAGGGTTCGCTTCGCGAATCCCCGGTTGGTCGGCTTCGCCGACCCGACTCGCCCGTGAATTGCCCCCATCCATCCGGCGGAAAGGAAAGGGAGATACACACGATAACACGTATTTAGACATAGACAGGTTCGTCAAATTGGCGCGTAGACGTTTTAGTAGGGGTCGGACCAACGTATCGCCTAAATTCATCCGGCGTGCGACTTCCAACGGATTGTCGCCTCCCGCGTGCGACGTGATGTAATGGTACACGCGGTTGCATTCTGTCACCAGATCTTTAGGAAAATGGGTCATCGTGTTCGGCGGACATGCGTCTAAATCGGGAAAGACGGGGAGGCAGCCGCACGCCAAGATTTCGTAGTGCCGCATGCAATCCCATCCGGCTTTCTTGCATGTCAATGCAAACCAACTCGTTTTGTACGCCTGGTAGTAGTCGACCTCGTCCGTGTATATGTACGTCTCCGGCCTTCCCGGAATGAGCGGGGCCAGGAACTTGTTCTTCTGGCTAAAGAGTCGGTCGAGGTCGGCGTCGGCCACGATTTTCGATGAATGGATGCTGAAACCGATCGGATATACTGGCATGGTTTAGGAATCCAATATGCGATATTTCTATTTATATTTTCCAAATACGGTCACGACGTATATCAACACGGCGACCAATCCAGTCATAAAAAACGTAATCAATTGACAAGTAATACACATTTTTAGATAGAAACAATGCATTGGGACGGTTTCGATGGGAAGCGACGAAAAACTATCCGCACTTGCAAGCGTGCCCTCCTCCATATCAATGTACGTTTCGTCGCAGTCACGCGGTTGATCATGGTGAACGCGCATTCTCATAAGTTTGCTAAAAACAACTTGATCTCTCAAGTTGTTTTTATGTTTTTATGTCTTTTTACTTGCGACGACGACCAAAATAATGACGGCGGTTACGAGTCTTGCGGCAGTACGCGCGCCGCGTGCCGGATTTGGCCACGACGCGGCACGATTTGCTCGCGGAACGGCAGCGTTTCATGGTACGCCGACGGCATGGGTACTTTAATCTTGAAGTCATGATTGATGATGGTATATACACATATGATAGATTTTTGTGTGGTGGAGATTTTGCCGCGTTCCCGTTAATAGTGATTCGGTTTAACCCGGACAGTTATGTTTCCAACGGGGTCAAATACACATGCTGGAGACACGATGGAAATGGTATCTTGGTCGTCTCTCGTTCCAAAGCGAAGGAATGGCGCGAGAGACTGACCACTCTAAACCATGAGATTCAAAAATGGATGCAAACCAAGAGCGAAAAAACGCTGCAAGTAGTTCATTTGTTTTATGGTGACGGAGTAAAATAAAAAATCTCGACATTTTTTATTTTACATACATCGCAAATGCTGATCGTCTATTTTTGCTTACGCGGTGCAGATTTCTTAGTATTTGAAACCGAAACCGAAACCACATATTCGGCTTGACGCTTTGCAACGTATCCATCATACGCTTGCTCAAATGCCTCCAATTCGCGCAACCACATGCGTTCCAGCGTCGTTGCCTTTAGTGTGGCCAATTCGGCCTCTGTGTGGGAACACTCGGTATTGATTCGGCGAACGTGTTCGTCTGAGACGGAGACCATGGGCATTTTCACGAGGTAATCGAATGAACCCTCGATTGGAACCAATTGATGCTTCGTGAGCATGGCTTCGATGTCGGTTGCGCTCTTGCGCCGTAGATCGATTGCCCCCGTCAACACCAATTGGATGTATTTGACCCGGTTACGCAACTTGACGACCACGGCCTCGAGTGCCCGAATTTGGTGTGCCTTGCGCATTTCGTAGGCCTTGTACCGCACGGGGTAGAAAGCATCGATGATTTCTTCCACCGTGCCGTATTTTTTCAATTTGCACTCGGAGTCAAAGAGGTGCATGTTGGTGGCCGAGACCGTCGTCGACAGTTTAAGCATCTTCTCCACCTCATCGTCGGACACGGATTTCGGAAAGGTCACCAGGATGTCCACGCACTTCTCGGTCGAATGATTGGTAAAGTCTTTCACAGTCGGTGCGATCTTTTTGCCCTGCTTGTCCACCCCGCCGTCGACCAAGTCCTCGAGATGAGCGATGAACGGCATGGTCCACGTACCCACTGGCAATTCCGTGACCCGAACCTGGGTTGCCGAGACCCGCGTGTACTTTCCCCGAATCGCGAATTTCTTGGTCTCACCGTCGATCGGTGCGACCGTCCCGGTGAAACCCTCGTAGTACGGTACGAACGGCCCGGCGACGTCCGACGTCATACCCAGCTTCTTTTTCAGATACTGCACGATTTGGCGGGGATTGAAGCACGGAATACTGGTCGAAAACCCCGTTCCGATCCCGGAAATGCCGTTGACCAGCGCAAACGGAATGATCGGTATGTAAAACTCGGGCTCGATGCGGCGACCGTCTTCCTCCAAGTAGGTGAGGATGGGGTCGTCGGCCTCGGGAAACAGGGTGCGTGTCACCGGACCCAACAGTGTGAAAATGTATCTCTCGGACGCGGCGTCCGAGCCCCCTTGCAGGCGACTACCGAATTGGCCGTTGGGAGACAACAGATTGATGTTGTTTGATCCGACGAAATTCTGGGCCATACCCACGATGGCCCCGTTCAGGCTCGCCTCGCCATGATGGTATTCGCTGTGCTCGGAAACGTAGCCGGAGAATTGCGCGACTTTGACTTCGCTGGTGAGATTCCGCTTGAACGCCGCGTATAGGATTTTCCGTTGCGACGTTTTGAGTCCATCCACCATGTTCGGGATCGACCTCTCGCAATCGTAGACGCTGAAATGGATCAGCTCCCGGTCGATGAAATCCCGATACGGTACGGTGGGCGTGGATGTATTCAAATACGAGGTCTTGTCGTATTGCTCCAACCACGTCTTGCGTTCGTCCGCGCGTTTTTTATTGAACACCTTGTCGACCACCTCGTCGCTGTCGCCCCCCGTGTAATGGAAATCGACGAATCGCGGACTCGCAAAGTATTCCTTGAACTCCTTGGCGGTCGAGGTGCCGAGTCCCTTGAAATATTTGATCGACCACCCTTGCAGGCTATGTGTGCGTTGCCAGTCGTCGAATTCCCCCTGGTTGTAGAAGAGGAGCGTCTGTGCCCCTTTCTTGGCGCGCAGGATGGGCGTGTTCATGAACGACAGGAACCCGTTGATGCGGAACAGGGACGCCCACTCACTCTGAAACAGGTTGACGCACAGCGCCTTGATGTGCGAGCCGTCCACGTCGGCGTCGGTCAGGATCATGACCTTGCCGTACCGCAGGTGCCGCGCCACGTCGTCCATCGTCGCATACTGCTTGCCCGTCTCCAGCCCCAAGATCCGTTTCAAATCGCATATTTCCTTGTTTTCCGAAATCTTTTTGATCGCTTCGCCGCGCACGTTGAGCAGCTTCCCCTTCAGCGGGTAAATGCCGTAGCGGTTGCGGTCCTCGCTGGACAACCCGCTGACCACACCGGACATGGCCGACAACCCCTCGCACAGGATCAAAATACAGTCTTTGGAATGGACCGTCCCCGCCTGGTTGGCGTCGATGAAGTTGGCAATGCCGCGCACCGTCCGCGTCTTCGCCCCGTCCGTCCGCTTCGCGGCCGACCGTTCTTTGAGCTCTGACAACGAACAGGCCGCGTCCATCACCCCCATCTTCGCCAATTTCTCGATGAACCCGTCGCTCACCGTGCACGACGACCCGAACTTGTTGCTCGGCGTGTTCATGTAGTCCTTCGTTTGGCTGTCGAATGCGGGGTTCTCGATGTCGGCGCGCAGAAACAGAATCAGCTGCTCCTTGATGGTGTTGGGATTGACCGTGATCTTCTTCTTTTTCTCAATGTACGCCGCCAACTTGCGCGTGATTTGCCCGAGGATGTAGTCGACGTGCTTGCCGCCCTTGAAGGTGCAGATGCCGTTGACGAACGAGACCTGCTCAAACTGGTGCGTCGCCGACAGCGCGACGGCGTACTCCCACCGATCGTTGCCCCCGGGTCCCACCTCGTGCACGCGTTTTGCGTCGCCCTTGCCCCCAATGTACAGATCCACGTAGTGCTGGAAGTTGCGCACCGGCACCGGCGCCCCGTTCAACATGATCTTGATCTTTTTTGCACTGTGGTCCGTCACCGCCGCAATGTCGTAGACGCGCTTTTTCAATAGACACATCATGTCGTGGGTGAGTCCGTCGACCCCGAAACGCGCATAGTCCGGCTTGAACGTCACCTTGGTGTACGGTTTCGCCGACTTGACCGCCTTGATGGTCGGCGGCCCGATCTCGTCCAAGTTGCGCTTGAATTCCTGGGTGTACTTGAGACCGCGCACGTGGTCCACCGTCTCGATCTTGCCCCACTCCGACCAGATCAACACCAGCTTGAACCCGAACCCGTTTTTGCCGCCCACGATGCGTTTTTCGTCCTTGTTGTAGTTGGTCGACGTGCGGAGATGCCCAAACACCATCTCGGGGATCCAAATATCGTACTCGGGGTGCTTCGCCACATCGATGCCGTTGCCGTCGTTCTCGAGAGTGATGACCCCGTCTTCCCCAATCGTAATGTGTATATAAGTCACGCACCGCTTCTCGTCGGCCTGTTGCGCCGTGGTGGCCGCCTGATGCTGCTGAATCATGCGGATCACGTGGTCACGGCAATTGACGATGCCTTCGTCGAAGAGCTTGTAGAGGGCCGGAATGTACTCGATGGGACGCAGCGACATCTTCTTGTCGGGGTCGCCTCCACCACCCTCCGCCGCTGCCGCCGCATCGTCCCATACCCACAACTGGGCGTCTACATTCTCCACCGAACCAATGTAGGTATCGGGGTTGTCCAGAATGTGCTGTTTGTCGGTCTTGCGCTGGTATTGCTGCGCCAACTGCGTGTCGGCGGCGGCGTTCGTGCGCGAAATGACAACGTTTTTGGGCGGCATGATACGTTAGATCGAGAGAGTACGTATCCATGTTATACTGGAGTAGTCATTATATCAATTTTTTCACACGAGCCGGGTTAGGGTTGTTGTCAGTATTCCGCGGAAGGCGTCCAATTCACAACCCGCCTGCGGCGGGTTGTCATTGTCCGTCCTCCGAAGGAGGACGGACCCTATACAGAATCTTGTGAGTGGGGTTCTGGGGTTCTATGGTTTTTACGAAATCCATCCCAAGAATGTTTGTATGTGAACCCATAGAAGACCATAGAAGGTAGAGTGTACGCGCTCGCTAACGCTCGCGCGAGCGCAGAAGGCAGTCATAGAAGGCGTCCAATTCACAACCCGCCTGCGGCGGGTTGTCATTGTCCGTCCTCCGAAAGGAGGACGGACCCTATACAGAAACTTGTGAGTGGGGTTCTGGAGTTCTATGGTTTCTATGAAACCCTTCCCTAAGCACCCCCCTTCGGGGGGTGCAAGGTCAGCAAGCTTCGCTTGCTGGCCAAGATTGTTCGTATAGAAATCAAATCATAGAACATTAGAAGGCGGTCGATAGAAGGTCAACCCGCCGTGGTCATACACCGATCCATAGAGTTTCACGGTGATAGGTGCGGGGCTCTGCCCCGCACATGAATCGTTCCCTTCCATCGGAAGGGGGGAACTCGTGCGCATGCGGTGTTGATCCCTGGGAAGCTTCCGTGTACCGCGAACCAACATAAATATTTGGGGGCTAAACCAAACCAATGCAGACATGGCATCCACGATCCGTCCCGTTTTGGTACACCGTTACGCCAACCGTTGTCAGACGGTGGCACAGCCCCCGGGTCTGGCCGATTTTCTAAAGGGAACCGTGTATCTGTACCAGCAATCTCAGCGCGGGGCGACGTTTACCCTTTTGGTGGATTTCTCTCACCACCCCATGGGGAAGTTCATTCGTGCTCCCGAACGGACGCCGGAACAGCAAGCGATGATTGACCGCGTACCCCCACCTCCGATCATTGAATGTTTCAACGAACACCGTCCGATTATACGTCAGATGGTCGAGAGTCTTCAAGAGATTGAAACTGCCCAGCCGCCTTGTACGTATGTGACGTGCCACGAGCCCTACGATCGGTACGACGACGACCCCCCTGTCATTTCGAGGTTGAATCCCGCAGAACAAGTCTACATGAAATCCGTGTTGAATTTTTGTCCAGACTTGTTGCGCGCGGCGGACCAGCTTCAGGCAAAACTGATGGGTGACAACAAAGATTACGCAGTGCTGCATCTGCGGATGGGCGACCATCAGAGTGCCCACGATCATCCCCATCACGAACAACTGGGTCACGTGATGCAGCGTCTGGAGACGGAAATCATTCCCCGGTGGGGCAAGCAGATACTGATTCTTTCGGACAGTTATTATACAAAGATGTTTATGAGGGCCAAATACGGGTTGCCTTGCACGGATTTTGTCCCGGTGCACATGGGGGAGACGGCGCGGTTCCTGGCACACGGGGAGGAGGCGCCACTCGCCGACATTGGCCACACCCTCACCGAATTCATCTTGATGTCGCGTTCCCAGACAATTTACGCCCACTGCGCGTACGGAGGTCCCGGGGGGTTCAGCAAAGTCACTGCAGATATATACGGTATTCCGCACGTATTTTTACAGTGCAACTATGCCAGTTGAAACTAATGTGACAATGTGACCATGTTTTTTGTCTACTCGCCTGGTATATATACGACGACCAAGGCCAAGCATATGCCTGGTTTCAATATGATGTCGTACTGCAACGGCGCAGGTTGCAACGCCGTGCAGCCCCAGCCGAACCCTACTAAATCGGCGCAGTTGTCGACATTGGCCAATTCGGGTGGTAAAATCACATTCAGTATCCCTTTTTTAGACAATTACATTTCCCAGTATTTGCAGTCCTACGCCCCCCTCGATTCGCCCGCATTCATTGGCGCGCCGACGGCTCCCACCCTGGCGAACCTGGACGACGACACCAACGCCATTGCCACCACGTCGTTTGTGCAACAGGTCGCGTACCAATCCGGCGCAAATGTCTTGGTGTCGCCCACCTTCACCGGGACCATCGTGACCGACCCTTCGTCTACGCTGGTCATCCAGGGTCATCTCAATTTGAACGCCGTCGCGTCGGGTCAAATCTACCTCAACTACGATCAAAATCCGGTCACCGTCTTCCCCCTCAAATGGCAGTATTTGAATCAGGTCACGTCTGACGTCCAGGATCAATTTACGCAGCAATCCCAAACCAGCACGGCTATCTATGCCAACGTGGCGATTCTGCAGCAACAGGGGCTGGCCAATTACGGCAACATCGCGCAGCTGCAAATCAATGACCGTGTGCTCCAGAGCGATATTGATGCGGTATACGCCAATGTGGTGACCAACCAGATCAGCATTCGTAACCTCTACGGAAACGTGTCGATCTTGCAAACTCAGACCACCGGGCAAACCTACGTGGCCGCGGCGAATCAGACGGCGTTTGCCGGCAACGTGGCCGTCGCCCAAAACACCGTGTTGGGGGGAAATGTGACGGTCGTGGGCAACACCGTGCTGCAAAAGCCCGTTTACCTCAACGGCAATGTGCAAGCGAACGGGCAGACCGTGACCCCCACCCAGATGGCGTATTTGACCCACCTTACCGGGGACGTGCAATACCAGCTGGACAGTCTTCAAACGGCTACTACCGGTCAGACCTATAATTCCGGGGCGGCCACCACCACCTTTGCGGGTAGCGTGACCGTCTCGGACACCACCACCTTGACTACGGCGCACGTGACGGCCGGCATGTACTTGGAGGGCACGCTTTACGGAAACGGACAGCCGGTGTCCCCTACCCAGATGGGGTATTTGACCCATCTCACCGGCGACGTGCAAAACCAGCTGGATAGTTTGACCGCGACCACCACTTCCCAAACGTACACCGCCTCCACGCAGACCACTCAATTTGCCGGCAACCTTCGTATTACCGGGGATACGACCATGGCAGGAAATATTGAGGTCGGCGGTCCGTCCGCCGCGGTGGGGGGCAATTTAACCGTGGCGGGCAACACGACCTTGCAACAGTCAGTGTATCTCAACGGCAATGTGCAGGCCAACGGTCAGACCGTGACCCCTACCCAGATGGCGTATTTAGCCAATCTCACGGGGGATGTGCAGACCCAATTGACCACCCTGACCCGTAACCTGACCCACCAAACCTTTGACCTCGTGGCCAACGCGACGACTTGGACCGGCGGCAACCTGCAGATCGATCAATCGCAATCGGCGGCGGGCGGGTGGGTATCTCATCGCTTGCCCAACTCGAATTGTCAGTACGGGGAGACGAACCAATCGATCGCCAAAACGAGCAGTGGACAAAGTAACTGTGCATTGGGAGGGTATGCGCTCTATAACCTGGCTTCGGGCACTGGCTCGTACAACGTGGCCGTGGGTTCGGCCGCCCAGTCCGACGTGGTGGGTGGCCGTGCCGGGACTTTGTCTCAGTTGAGCAACGGCTCTTACAATACGGGGTCGGGGTACAGCTGTCTCCGGAACCTGTCGGGTGTTTCCAGTTACAATACGGGGGTCGGGGCGCTGTCTTTGCCACTGGCGACGACGGCGTCTTACAACACGGGGGTCGGCTACGCGGCCGGCAACGCGTCGGACGCGACCACCGTGTTTACGGGGTCGAATAACACGTTCCTGGGCGCCAACACGGTGTACGCCCCCGCTGCCGCCGGCGCGTCCAATAGCACTGCCGTCGGGTACGGGGCGACGATCACCGATTCCCACCAAATTATGCTGGGCACGTCGGGCGAAACTGTGTATGTTCCCGGACTATTGTCGGTTCCCGGTACCGCATCGATGGGGCGTACGGTGGCGCCCGTGAGCGACGCTTCGTATACATCGATCCCGTCGCCCATTGGAAATACATTCTATGTGGATTATGCCCAGATGGGTTCGCACTGCTGGCTCGGTGCGTCGGCCCTCGGCCTGACCGGTGGGTTCAATATGTGCATCGACAACGTTCCCCCGCGCAGCGCGGTGTCGCAAGACTATTCTCTGATGTTCTTGGTGGACGCGTCGGGGTACATCAATAACCTGTATATTCGTTTTGCTTCTACTCCGAACTACATTCGTGTCCTCCTCTATTCTACCGGTCTGCCTATCAACTCGTCGGCGTTGTATGTTCAACAGTGGGTGGACCTGATCATTCTCAGTACCAACCGCACCACCGCAAACCCGTATCTGGCCTATACCACCGTGAATTCGTTATTGTAGTGTAGTAGTGTGTATTGTAGTTAGTTGAATATTTTGTATATGTATGACATATACTACCATGAAGCGCCCTATGAGACACGACGACGGCTACTACCACATTGATGGTAAAAAATACAAGGAGCTCTTTGGTTCGCGGGTTCAGGTGTGGAACGGCACGGCGTACAAGACCCCGGGCAATTTGGTGAAGAGCCAACTGTTTTATACCAAGAACCACCGCATTGTGTCTATGAAGAAGCACAAGACCGCCAAGAAGGAGATGCGTTTGCACCAATACGGGTATTTTAGTCGCAAGGGCAAGTTTGGGTACGTGAAGCGTACCCCCCGCAAACGGACCGCCGCGTCGACCCGCAAGAACCGCCGGGCGTAATCACATTTACCATATTACAATTACATAATTACATACATATTACGATAGTTCCAGTTCCATAGAATCCCAGACACTGATGGATTCTATGGAAGGCTTGGGAAAACATTGGAAAAAATTTCGGGAAACTTTAGCGGTAGGGTTGTACGGGGGCAGGAGCCGACGTGCAACATGTAAATAGACGTCGTAACCAGGAGTGTTGCGGTGTGGAAGAGGAGTCATTGTCCATTTTGATTTGAATGATTTCTTCGCGACTGTTTAGCATGTTGTCAGTTGCGGTCGATTGTTTGGCATGTTTGACGAATTCGTCCATGTCCCGGGTATCAGACCAGACGCGCATGGGGTAAAAATAAGGATGAAGTTGTCCATATTCAGCCATATACGTTGCTCTGTTCTGCTTCCAAGCGGTTGCTGCTGCCGCCGCCGCGGAATTAGCGGATTCTGGCATATATAGTGTGTCCATTCGAAACGAGCTTGACCCGGATATTTGGACGGATACAAAATGTTCTTAGAAATCTGCAGGGTGTCGGAACTGTCCCATTTCTACTTGTGGTGTACACGGTTTTGAAATTATATACTGGGGATGAATTCCCAGTCCAGATCTTTGCATACTTTTTTCCATATCTGGTCTTGTTCGCGCTGCTTGTCCATGTCCTTCATGAGGACAATGTAGGGCAGATACTGTTTTTGATCGAGCAAGACGCACAACTGGTACAAGGTATAGGTGTAATTGAAGAAATTGGTGCGATTGGCCGGGCAATGGGTCGCCCACGGGCCTTGGATTTCGATGAAGAGGATGCAGAGGGTTTCGTGCAATTGTTCATTCATGATGGGCGGTTTGATGCCAAACAACGAGTTGATGTATTGGATATGTTCAAAGTACTTGTTGAGTCCCAGTTTACGCAAAATGTCGCGCATCTTGTCGTAGGTCAGCATCGACAGATCGGTAATACGTTCCTTTTTGATCCGCGCCCGGATTTTTTCAATGACTTCTTCGGGGATCTGGGTCGTTTCCTTGGCCTGGAACTGGGACAAGATTTCTTTGAAATGGTTTAGGCGAATGTAGGCGGTGTACGAGACTTCGTTCGGGGGCTCTTTGTTGACCGGTTTGGCGCTGTCGATGATGTGGGTGACCAGGTTTCCACAATGGATGTTGTTGCAGATGAGGACGCCTTCTTCGTCCTGGGAAATCATTTCGCCCGTGTGGCACAATTCGCAGAGGTCCGAGGCGTAAACGTAGTCTTGTACATTGACAATCTCGTTGTTGACGTTTTTCCAGTAGAGGTGGTACATTCCGCGTGATTTCTGGTATTTGGCGTGGTCGACTTGACTGGCTTCGTCGGTCGTCGACTTGATTCGAAAAAATTGGTTGAGCGCATTGGTGTTTTGGTTTCCCCCGCCTTCCGATATGTTCTTCTTCTCTTCAAAATAGTGAAAAATATACTTGGAGTTTTCAAGCAGATACTTTTTCCGTTGCTTGGCCAAGGACCGTATTTGCGCCTTTTTTTGGGCAATCGTGTCGGTCATGTCCATGTATCCCTCGACATTCTTTTGGCGTAGACATTCTCGGGCGGCGGTCCGGAGCGTGGCGATTTCTTGGGTCAACGTGGGGATAGTTTCGGTTTCAATCACATGAAACCGCTGCAACATCTGGGTATGTTTTTCGTCAATGGTGTGCGCCGTAGGCGGACCCCCGGTCCCCTTTTTATTGCGTGTATCCATCGTCGTCGGTCGTCGTCGCTAATGCTTACCGTTCTACCGTTCTAATGTTCTAATGTTCTAATGTTCTATGTGAACTATCAGCCGCCACCTGTTTATACCATTGAAGTCCGGTTGTTTGTTCAGATGGGGGTGGATTCGGTGGTTCGGTGGATTTAGGGGTTTCTCGGTTTCTCCGGGATTTTTTTCTTTTCAGAGTCTATAATTCAAGATGGCTGGTGGTCTTCTTCAACTCGTTGCTTACGGCGCCCAGGATGTGTTCCTCACGGGAACTCCTGAAATCACTTTCTGGAAGGTGTCTTACAGACGCCACACCAACTTCGCTATGGAGTCTATTGAGCAGACCTTCCAGGGCCAGGCCGACTTTGGTCGCCGTGTGACGTGCACGATCTCCCGCAACGGTGATCTCTGCTACCGCACGTACCTGCAGGTGACTCTCCCGGAGATCAACCAGCAGATGGCCCCCAACGGCCAGCACGTCTACGCCCGCTGGCTGGACTTTATCGGCGAGCAGCTGATTGCCCAGGTGGAGGTCGAGATTGGTGGCCAGCGCATCGATCGCCAGTACGGTGACTGGATGCACATCTGGAACCAGCTCACGATGTCGGCGGAGCAGCAACGCGGCTACTTCAAGATGATCGGCAACACGACCCAGCTGACCTACATCACGGATCCTCAGTTTGCGGACATCACCGGCCCCTGCTCGGCCACCAGCGGCCCGTCCCAGGTGTGCGCTCCCCGCAACGCGTTGCCGGAGACGACCCTGTACATCCCGCTGCAATTTTGGTGGAACGTGAACCCCGGCTTGTCACTTCCCCTTATCGCCTTAATCCAATCTGCAGGGCGGAAAAACATTCAGACTAAAGCATCCGAGCCCTGCTTTAGTAAAAATCTGTTGTGGTCTCGGGAGGACATGTTTCCTCATACCCAGATGTTAGTCACAGCTTGTTGCTAAGGTTTTAGTAACAAGTAGTAGTGGCTACATCGCCAAATTGCGGGAAACCCGTAAAGGCGCAAAAAAGAAGTTGCCAGTTATGAACCTACTTAAATGTTGTTAGGTTCAACAAGTATAACAGGCAATTTTTGGGCTACCAAGCTGTAAATAAAAGTTTACAGTGGCTGAGAGTGGAACTCAGGTATGGTAATAATGCCCCGCATGAAGATGCAACAGCATCCGAAATCGGCAATCCGCAGCCAAGCTCCTACGTCCGTTATGATAAGGATATGGAGAAGGTTCAACGACTAAATGGTGATGGGTCTGAGTGCGCTAATCACGTACGATGAAGGCTTAAGATATAGTCTATTCCCCGGCACTTTTTTACAGAGCGTGATCTTCCTCTGTAAATCGCCGATAAATACCCCGAAAGGGGGGGTACAAGTGAGTGCAGTATCACGAAGTCAAGATCAACCTGGACCTCCGTCCTATTGGCGAGTGCTTGTGGGCGGTGCAGTCCCTCACCAACACCTCGGGCACGCAGTCGGTTCCGATTGCTTACCAGCAGTCCCTGGTGGCGGCGTCGCTCTACGTCGACTACGTGTTCTTGGACACGGACGAGCGCCGCAAGATGGCCCAGAACCCGCACGAATACTTGATCCAGCAGGTGCAGTTCACCGGCGACGAGTCGGTCGGCTCCTCTTCCAACAAGATCAAGCTCAACTTCAACCACCCGTGCAAGGAGCTCATCTGGGTCGTGCAGCCGGACGCCAACGTCGACTACTGCTCGTCCTTGGATGCCGCGAGCACCCTGTTCAAGACCTTGGGCGCCCAACCGTTCAACTACACGGACGCCATCGACGCCCTGCCCAACGCCATCCACGCGTTCGGCGGCCCGTCCGAGGTTGCGGGCTCGCAGAGCTTCATCACCTCCCAGGGCCTCTTCCAGATGCCGGGTGCCACGGACAGTGTCGGCCTTACCACGTCCCAGGAGTGGCTGCCCACCTCCCCGGACCAGCCCTTCATCCACCAATCCGGCAGCGCCTCGGGCTCCTACGTGTCCGACGCCGGCACCTTTGTGCTCGCGGAGACGGCCCTCGACATGCACTGCTGGGGTGAGAACCCGGTCGTGACGGCCAAGCTCCAGCTCAACGGCCAGGACCGCTTCTCCGAGCGTGAGGGGTCCTACTTTGACGTGGTGCAACCCTACCAGCACCACACCCGCAACCCCGACTGCGGTATCAACGTGTACTCCTTTGCGCTGCGGCCTGAGGAACACCAGCCCAGCGGGTCGTGCAACTTCTCGCGCATTGACAACGCGGTGCTCCAACTGGTGCTCTCGTCCAGCACGGTGGCGGGCGTCGCGACGGCCAAGGTGCGCGTCTATGCCGTCAATTACAACGTTCTTCGCGTCATGTCGGGAATGGCGGGAGTCGCGTATTCTAATTAAAAAGAGTAATGTGTGGATAAGCTGCCTGAATCGGGTTAAGATACAGTCCATTCCCCCAGGGAAACTTGGGGGTAGTCAAGGGCAGGCGTCGCGTATTCGAACTAAATTTCGCTACATACATGCAGTCATAAAAATTATAAAAACTACAAAAACGAAACCATAACCAATATATAAACAGGTTTCGCTCCATCCTCAATGATGGAGCGAAAATAGATGCTTGGTATCGACTCACGTGTTTGCTCTCGCGATCGCGAAAGCAAAAATGGTTGCTTGGTATCGACTCATATGTTTGCTCTCGCGATCGCGAAAGCAAAAATGGCTGCTTGTCATCGAGTCACTTGTTTTGCTTTCGCGATCGCGAGAGCAAACACCCTACATTTTTACTTTTAAAAGGTAAAACCAATATAAAGAGATTCATACAGTATGAGCATACACCGATGGATGCCTCCCTCAACTTCGTCGCCCTTGTTGAAACCAACCCCATTGTACGTCTCGGTCAGACGTATAACAACAAATTCGTCAACAAAATCAAACACACATTCACAGAAGCCCAACAACAGTTGTTTGTCGCATCGTTGTACTGTTTTTTGAACCACCATCCTATCACCGATTATGTCATCGATTTAGACAATATATGGAAATGGTTAGGATTCACTCAGAAAGCTCACGCTAAAACATGCATTGAAACATATTTTCAAAACAATAAAGATTACAAATGTTTGCTCCACAAGTTGACGGGGCAAAAAAAGGAAGGCAGGGGCGGGCACAATAAAGAAACTATCCTCCTCAATGTGCAAACGTTCAAGCTATTATGTATCAAAGCTGATACCAAAAAATCTCACGAAATCCACGAATACTTCATCAAACTCGAAGAACTCTTACAAACCATCGTGCTCGAAGAATCTAACGAACTCAAACTCCAATTAGAAAAGGTCAATCTGCACCTTCTTGAGACGGAGCAAAACACCCAACGTAAAATCGCCCTGGAAAAACAAAACATGCTGCTACGCGAATACAGCTCCAACATCAACCTGGTCTATGTCATTCGCGTCAAACAATTCGACAATGGTGCCTACATTGTCAAGATTGGTGAAAGTCGCCGCGGGGTCGAAGGGCGGTTCAGTGAGCATAGAACCAAATATGGTGGTGACATCCTTCTCCTGGATTGCTTTGCTGTGAAAAAGTCCAAGGACTTTGAGCGGTTCCTTCATACCCACGAAGGCATTCGTCCCCACCGCGTGCAAAATTTCCCCGGTCACGAAGGGGAAACCGAATTGTTCCGTATCGGACAAGGCCTTTCCTATCAGCAGCTTCTTACTACCATCCATCAGAACATTCAACGATTCAATGATGTGGATGAGAAGTATATTGAAGAGATGCTGGTGAACGTGGTGGCAACCATGAACCGAGACGCCCTTCCTTCCGCCCAGACCGCCTTACTAAACGACATACTTCAACACCAACAGGAGATGTCCCAACGTATTCACCGATTAGAAACAACCAACCAGCAGATCTTGGAAAAGTTGCATGCATCTCAACAACGTACCACCACACAATTTCATACACCCCTTCCCACCCTCGGCCCGCGTCTACAACAAATCAACCCTGAGACCATGACACTTCACAAAGTATATGAATCCGTATCAGAATGCATTACTCTGCACCGCCATAAGTTGAAGCGTCCCAGCATTGATAAGGCCGTCAAGGAAAATACCGTCTACCAAGGATACCGATGGTTGTATGTTGAACGGGACCAAGATCCCCATATCATCACAAATCTTGTCCAAACCAAACCGACACGTCCCCAGAATATGGGGTATATTGCCCAACTGGATTCTCAAAAATTGCAGATTCTTCGCGTTTACTTGGACCGTAAGTCGGCCGCGGTTGCCAACGGGTATTCTATTTCCGGTTTGGATGCCCATGTTCTCAAAGGCTCGCCATCCAAAGGCTATTATTATGTACTGTACGATCGTTGCAGCGATCAACACAAAGAAGAGTTTGAGGATCGGCTCGGTGGTCAACCGATCTTGTACAAAGATGGCATAGGACAATACAATACGGACAATCAGTTGGTGCAAGAGTTTGTATGTAAATATGATTGTATCAAACGATTGAAGATGAGTGATAAGACGTTGGCCAAGGCTCTGGATAAAAACGTCCTCTACCAAAACCACTACTTTCGTAGTATGGGTTCCAAGACAGTATGTGAACCAATATAACCAATATAAACGCACATCAGAAAAAGCAAATCCGCAATCGAATAGTATATCGTCATAGAGTAGCATAGAATGAACACCTTGGCCCGGAAGGAGGTGTTTGGGGAGGTATTCACCCCCCTCATTCTCATCGATGAACTGTTAGATCAATTGCCCCCCTCCATCTGGCGGGATTCTACCAAACAATGGCTCGATCCCTGTGCAGGTCGCGGCCAGTTTTTTATCCGAGTCCTTCCGCGCCTCATGGAGGGATTGGCCTCTGAATTTCCAGACGCCAAGACACGCCGGCACCACATTTTGAGCCAGATGTTTACCATGGTCGAGATCAACCCCGTCAACGCAAAAGCCATTCGTCGTACGTTTGGCCCAGACGTGCGGGTCGAGTGCGCCGATTTTTTGGCAACACCTGCCCCCCATCCCAATCCACATCCCCAAAACACTTACGACGTCATTTTAGCCAACCCGCCGTACCAGGCCCCGAAGGCCGCCGCTTACCGCGGTTCTTACGCCAAACGCACGCTCTGGGACAAATTCCTGGTCCGAGCCCTCGACATCTCCAACCAGCACGCGTATGTGGGTTTCATCACCCCGGGGAACTGGCGGCGGCCGGGACATCCCCTGTACGACCGGATCACCCGGTCGCTCACCTACCTGCACATCTATAGTAAGCACGACGGGCGCACCCATTTCGGGGTTCAGTCCCGGTTCGACGTCTACCTGCTTCGTCCCGCCTTCCAGGAGGCACCTACATCGCCGCCATCACCGCCCCTCATCATCGACGAAGAAGGCGTCCGACACACCGACGTCCAGGCCCACACTTGGCCCTTTTTACCGAATTTCGCCTACCGAGAAGTCCGAGCCCTTTTCACCACTAAACGCACGCCCCCTCAACCGGTCATTTACGACGCGTCCCTCTACGATTCGCGCAAACTCCACCAAAATCCGAGCCCTACTTACAAATACCCCGTTGTGCACACTTTGACCAAAGAAGGGATCGGACTCCGTTACGCATCCACGCGCGACCCGAAGCATTTCGGGGTGCCCAAGGTCATTTTGAATTTCAACGAGAAGCAGTACCCGGTGAACGATTACCAGGGCAAATACGGCATGTCGCAGTTGTCGTTTGGTCTACCGATCCGGGGACGGGCCCAGGGGGACCGCATCGTCGCGTGTATTCGGAGCCCGGCGTTTCAGCGGGTATTGCGGGCAACCAAGTGGGCGGCCTACCAGACGGATTACCGCATGTTTGCGCATTTCCGCCGGGATTTCTGTGACAACCGCCGCGCCACGACCCATCGACGTCTCCACGCCTCGTTGAGGGGTACCCGTAAAATCCATGTATAGGAAAAAACAGAAAAACAATACCACTTTTGATCAGTCCGTGCGTATCGTTAACCGTGATACGGATGGACAATGTTCTCATGTTCTCTCTCCAAAGTCAAAATATTCAATTCATAAAAAAGACTAACTTAAAACCAGGGTTTCATCACGAGTTGTTTGTAATCGCGGTCCGGGCGCACCTCGCGTTCCAGCGGCATCACCAATGTGCTCTGGTCCACCAGGTATTTCTCGTAAGCGATGGATTCCTTGTAGACAAAGGGGATGCAGTAGTCCCACACCAATTTGTTCAGGTCTTCCACTTGTTGGGTGATTCCCGTCGAAGACGAATGCTTGGCGTACTGCAGGTACGTGCTGCGCATCACAATCTTGAGAGCGTCGATGTTCTGGGGGGGCACGACATATTTTCCGTCTGAGAGGCGGTAGACGCCGGCGCGGATGCCATTTTGCAAGATCTGAATGTTTCCTGTCGAAAAAAACACCTGGGAAAGCGCATTGTTTTCCCAGACGCCTTCGAGCGATTCGCGGTATTGGGTGGCTTTGTTGCGCACGGCGATCTTTTCGGACATGGTGAACGGGGGTTCTTGGGTAAGATTGACCCGGCCGTTGGCGGTGGTGGCGGCCACGGCGGAGGACCCTCCTTCGGGTAAAATGCGGTTGGCGTACACCTGGTCGATCATCATAGTTCTATGGTTCTATGGACAACCTATCCTATACTTCTATAGACTTCTATAGCTATTCTAAATATATACTCTTGATAGATGGAAACTTTTTACGTCATCGTTTTGGTGGTCGCGGTCATCATGTTGGTGATCGTGTTGGCCATTTTTGGGGTGATGATGCAGCACCAAAACAACCAAACTGTGTATCCTCCCACCAGTAACCGCTGTCCAGACTTCTGGACGTACGACAACGGTGTCTGCAGTAAACCGTCGTCGTCGATCAATCTTGGTATATATTCAGATTCTGCCAAGACGCTTAACGCCGACCCCAAACTCCCACCTTACACGTCGACCATCGCCACCTTTGATCCGTCAAATAACCAATGGAGTTTGTCGGGTAAGAGTGTGGTGTGCGCCCAACGCGACTGGGCGACCCAAAGCGGCATCGTATGGGACGGAGTGAGCAATTACAACAACTGTTGAAACCACGATCAAACGCCTCGGTACACGATCACTTTAGGCGGTTCAAGTTCCGTAGTGGCAATCTTGACCGGATGGTGTTCGTATTGGACCAAGACGTTTTCTTTAAAGTGTCCTTGCGGGGTCAGTGCGGTTTCGACTTCTGTGATTTCGTATTTTGCCTGACGCAGTGACAATTGCGCGGGAACCAGGTCGTCCTTCATAGAACGGATGGCCAAGATCAACGGCCCGCGGTTCGTCGGATCGCGCTCGTACTCGGACAACCACCCCCGGATCGATTTCATCGTAGCATGGATGGCATCGGTCTTGCGACGAATCAGCTCCGCCCGCAAAGGGTTGGCATAGACGCCCACATAACGGTCCGTGACGCGTTGCATGTGTTCGTTGTTGACTAAATAATCATCCAACAGGGGTTTGAATTTTTCGGCAGAAGCGGCGTCACTGATGTAACGGAATAGCGTGTCCATTTTATGCGCCATGAGTCGTTCTTTAGCCGCTTGCCATACCTGGGTCGTTTCGGCCGAATCTTCCAGGATGGGGGGACTCCATACCGCCGACTCCAGCTCCAGGTGAAACACACACGGTGCCGAGGTGTCGCCACAGACGGCCAAGTAGGTTCGCCCCTTTTTGCTAAACTTCATCCCCACGTTTCGACGGCAATGCAAGCATGGCGGAGAGGGCGGAGAGGGCGGAACTGCCGTCGTGATCCGTTGACGTTTTCCCGATCCGGTCTTCTCTTGGCGTCGCTGTTTTTCTATACGTTCCTCGTACCGTTTGCGGTGTTGTCGGGCAGACGTTTCGTACCGGTGTTTCAGTTCCATGTATTTGTTCAAGGCGTCCCAGTAGTCGACGGCCGACGACGATTTGGGTTTAGACGTTGACGACCCTGGGGTCGACGCCTGTGTACGGTTGATCTGAGCCAGCGGATTGTGTTCCATCACGACTTCGGTGCCTTTGGGCAGGTGATCGATGACCATCAGTTGGTTGTGGGAGACGTGAAGTTTCCGTAGACGGTCCAGCCCGTCCAAGTCGAGACGACTCAGCTGGTTGTGGTCCACATAGAGCTCCACCAGTGAAACCGGCAAGCCGTCCAACTGCATCAAACGGTTGTCGTTGGCATTCAAACGCTGTAAATTAGGGGTGCGAGTGACGTCCAGGTGGTTCACCGAATTGCCTTCTATGTTCAATTCTGTCAATGATGACGGCAAATCTTCCAATTCGGTCAAGAGATTGTGTGCACAATGAAAGACCTGGAGCGTTGTCGGAAGGTGACGGCAGGCCACGATCTTCCCCGCCGCCAATGTCAGACCTTCTATGTGACGCAATCCTTTGGTTTCCAATACGGATAGATCCAGGGATCCTTCCAAACTGTCCGGGTACACGATGTTCCGAATGTGGGGGGCGCCGTTACCCTCGCGTCCCTGTTTTGCCAACAGATCGTCGATCCATAGACCGAATTTGATCTGGGCCGATCCGTTGCGGGTCGCGTCTTCCAGGATTGCTTGCCGTTCTGCTGCCCGTTGGATGGGGGTCAGGGTCAGGGCTTCCATGATAAGTGAGCCCGCGATCCGGTCTATATGTATAAGCTAAGCAATGAACTTATCCGACCGTGCTGAACCCTCGGTCCCGCAGTTCGTCTCCTGACAGCACGGGCAGCTGGGTGATGGCCGAGAGTTGTTCCCGCTGCAGTTCTTTCTGGGTCTGAAAGTATCGGATTTTGGAGAGGACATATTCTTGATCACGTACCTGCTGCTTGTATTGGTCGTAGGGGGTCATTTTGTTCCGGTAAGCATACCACAAAGAAAGGCCAAATACCACCACAAAGATCACGAACACCAATACATTGAAGATGTAATTGTATATGCTCACGCGGTTGCGGTGACAATGATCCAAGGCGTGGTAAAGGTACCCGCGCACGCCGTGTTCGACTAAATGTGAGCCGCTGTACATCCCCACCAACAAACACGAACAGGCAATGTATATGATTTAGACACACTGGCTCGATCCGGTGTGAAACGTAACGTAACGAAGAAAATCAACAACAAAGACAAATCAAATACCGTTTACAGATATACGGTCATTCATTCCGCTGCTAACCATTCACCACTATGTCTACCAAAGATGTAGCTATTGGGGGGGCTGCCAAGGCAGGTGCCAATGTGGCGTCCAGTGTCTCGTACGCGCAGTCGATTCGCGCATCGGACATAGAAAACGCCGGGAATGCGGCAACCAATGATCTATTGGGTTATAAGGACGATTTGCTTGGTTACGTCACCCCCAAAGACGCTACCCTAAAAAAACCGGTTGTTCCGGTGGTTCATCGCCCCAACGTGAATCGGGTCACCGTTCCGTCGTTGATCGTCGTTTCGCTCGTCTATCTGGTCATATTTTCTGTTATATTCCTGTTTTATGACGCAGTGACGACGGGATTCATCGCGGATATACTGGTCAGCGGGTACGAAATGTGCAAATCGGCCGTGGCCGACTCCGCCAAAGATCCAACCTCGACCGCCAACCTGGCGGACATCAGTTATGCCACCTACACTCGGCATTGGCGCGATCAGAGATGGCGGGTCGTATTACGGAAAATGGGGCTGTTTGTCGCCGTGTTTGGTAGTCTATTTGCAGGATTGTTGGGGTTCGTATACGTGTATTTGATGAAAGGGAGCAACGCACGCGAGGCGGCTAAAATCATTGGTATATGCTTGGCGACCATGATTGGAACGACGTTTCTTTTGGTGGACAACCAGTATTTTGTGACGATTTTCGAAAACACTGTGGGGTACCAATGCATGGTGTCGTTGAAATCTACGCGTGACACGATTCAGGCGCTCTTCAAACATAAGACGTTTACCCAGGCCAGTTTCCCGGGGCTGTCGTTGTGGATGAATTTCCTGCTGAGTGTGTTTCACCTCAACAACTTTGGCTATGTGTTGCAACAGATTGGTGACACGACCCGTCCCACCAATCAGTTTGATTTCACGCTTCAGTCTCCGGCCGAACCCGGCGCGGAACTTCCTATTCGAGATTTAGCCAAAGGGGTGGCGCGTAAACATGCCATGGGTCATCTATGTTGGATATACTTCTCGGCCATTGCGGCCACGATGATTGCGGTGAAACAGCTTTCGGTCATAGTGTGACGACCCAGAGAATAGCTAAATAGGAGAGAATGGCCAGGAGAATGCAGACCAGCCAGATGGGCACCACGGTCTTGTTCTGGTACCCTACTCCGAACGGACGAAAGGCGCCTTGAGCATCATAGATAAAGGCGGGTTGCCACAGATGAATCGACCATAGGAGGAGGGCGTATAGGAGAATGGCAAAGGTCAGCTTGTGTTGCCGTATGAATAGCACGTTTTGCATAGACACCAATCCAAAAGCCTACGGTATAGTATGATACGGTAAAAAGCTTTATCGAGAAACAAATATAGGAGCCATTGGGGTCTGTCGGCGGTTGACGGTTCATGATATTTTCAGAAAATGATGTGGATGAAGCGGATGCGGTTCACGATTTGCGCACGGAAAAGGATTTTGTGGGGATTACGTTTTCGAACCACAAGTTGACCGAGGTGAAAAAGGCTTGGATGGATAGCATGGTGCGGGGAGACGTTGAATCCGCCATGAATTGGAGTGTGGAGATGATGTTGTCTCACCACAACGAGGATCTATGGAAACTCTACGCTGAATACTTTTGCACCTATTTGCGTAGCGAGCCGGTGCGCAAATATATGGGGATTCGCCGAGCGACCTATGAGAACATTCGGAAAGAACGTCGGGACCTGAGGAATGACCGTCGTATCCGTTACATGCATGTCGAGTTGATGTCCGTGTTGTTGAGGGCCGAGAGACGTCCACCGCGCCCAAAGATGCGTCGGGTGCGTACCCGACCCTCGGACGCGTCTATGTGTACGTCTACATATGGCGACAACGACTCTAAAGAATCTCCTGTTTCTGTGGCTACGTTGAAGGACCGATTGAAACAAAGCATTGCTTCAGGGGACGTGTATTTAGCCCGTCGCGAGTTGCACCGTATTTATATTATGTGTAATTCCCCCTCCTCTACTAATTCCACTCATTCCACTAATAATTCCAATCGTTCGAATTCCCTGAATGATGAGTTAAAAGATTACGAA